TAGCGCAAAAACAGCCGCTCCAAAAAGAGAAGGTTCTAGTATAGAGCCAACAGGAAACTGTGTTGGTTGAGATACTCCAGAATCTTCAAAGTCATATCTAACATCTAAGTTTATATCTGTAGTGCCTTCTGGTTTTATAGAGAGTTTAGTAAAATGTAATGTTTTTCTTATACCTATATCTCCATAATCAATGTCTGGAGTTTTAAACTCAGCATTTATTTTAGCACCATTAAAGTTAAAACCTTTGTTATGAAAATGAACAAAGCCACTATAATCTCCATGGTGCGTTATTTCTGTATCACTTGTATCAAAGCCAGAAGCCATTGCAGACACTTCTATTCCTTGTGTCTCTGACCATTCCCAAACTGGAACACCTTGCGGACTTATTTTAAATGTTCCTATAATTCCTTTTTGAGATACTGTGCCTGTTGTAGACTTACAATAAAACAATCTGTATTGGTTTTGTGTTCTAATAACAGTTGTAGATAAGTCAAAACTACCATCAGAAACTATATCACTAATCAATGGCAGTATTTTAGATGATATAGAAGATAACTCAATGTCATCAATACGCGCTGTTGCAGCAACTGTTCTAATACCGTCTGGCGCTAAGAACACTAGGTCACCACCAATCTCAGCAATAGAGAAACCATCTAAGCAACCAATATTTCTTGTTATATCTTCCATGGCTATAGTAGAAGATGAGTTGATATTAATTAACCTGCTTAAACTATTTACACCAAAGATAATAAGTTGTCCACGGAAAGTCTTTATTCCTGTTATTTTATCACCAATATTTATTGAACCGGCAGATGCAGCAGTAAAATCTAAATCATTATATCTTGTACTGTAGTATAAAGTTTCTGGCTTAGTTGACCAACCACCTAAAAGAATATGGTCTTCGTGTACTGTTGTATATTGTGGTTTAGGAATATCTGCATATACTGGACTTGATGTAGATAGACCATAAGATTTATACAAAGCTCTTTGAAACTTAAAATACCTAACGCCACCAACTAATTTAGTTTGTAAATAGACTACAGGGTCTGTTCCGTTTGCACAAGTTATTCTTGCTTGAGGAACACCGGTTGCTATATATTCTGCAAATTGATAGCGTGCTGTAGTGCTGAGAGTAACTGCTGCCTTAGAAGATAACTGTGCTGCTGTTGCCCAGTCAGCTGTCCATGTGTTGTTAGCTTCTTCAGTTGTTTGTTGCGTTGTAGTTGACCCCGCACTTGGACTACCATAATCTTTATTTACCTGTGTCCATTGATATCCATTTTCAGTCCAATAAATATTTCCGTTTTGGAAAGCCCAAAAACCTTCATTATGAGAATACAAACCATTTATAGGAGCTGTTCCTCCATTAGGAGTTGTTGGAGCATTTAAAGTAGAAACTACTTCAGCTTTTGTTGTAACAGTTCCTGTATTAGAAAATGTAATATTTGGAGGTATTTGATAACCAGAGCCAGCATTTGTTATAGCTAGTGCTGTTATTACTCCGTTAGTTACAGTTACAGAAGCGGTAGCTCCTGTGCCAAAACCTTCTGAATCTGTTATATTTACCGTTGTTCCGTTTGAATATCCTGCACCCCCGTTTGTAATAGTAAAACCAGTAATTGGACTTATTAAAAATTTTCTATATCCATTGATTCTTCTATATCCACCAGACATAGAAGCTTCAAAGTTTTTTAACCTTGTAGCAACTCCGGGAGTTTTAAACAACTCATAAGAAGAAGAAGTTTTATCTAAACCTCCTCCTAACGAAATTGCAATTCCTTGTTCTACTGCCATAGTTTATACAAATCTTATTCTATCGTCTATCATTCTAGACGGTTGCGGGTTACCAGTATAAGCTCTCATAAGTCTTATACCTTTATTATATTCTTGTAAAGCCATTGAAGAAAGCTCTGTGTTTTCTTTAAACTGCCAAACATAATATCTAGCTCTTGCTAACAAAACAGATACCCATTGTTCAGGGTATAATACTTTATCTGTAGATGCGCTTAACTCATCTATCTGTTCCCAAGCAAAGAAATAAATTCTGTATACCTTATCAGGTAGTGGAGATAATCCAAACTTTCTACCGTCTGGTGACATAATAACTCTTAATGGTGTGGAGTATTTGCCAGTATCTTTTTCATCATCATCAGATTCTCTGTGATGTTTTCTCCAGTCATCTACTGAAACAAATTTAAGATTGTGCCTATCATGTGGAGCTGTGTGTGTTGTTGTCCAAGTAGCACTTGCTCCTGCACAAACAGACTGTGTATCATAATCTGTCCATGTAGCTCCAGCTGCAATACAAGTAGCTGCTGTGCTATAAGAAGCGTTAGAACAAACACCTGCTGAAGAACATGTTCCCACATCTTCAGTAGTCATATAAAAATTATCCCAGTCTACACGACCAAAATCTTTTGCAGTTCCATGAGAACCACTTGAATGTTTTCTTAAAAAATACCACCTTTGTCCTACGACTGTATCTACAAAAGCGTTTCCATAATCCTCGTTATTATCACCTGACGGTGTAATTGCTAACCAAGGAAACTCTGGATTCTCATTAGCTATGTCAAAGTATGCTCTATTAAGAGAATCTTTTACAAATTTTTGTATACCAGTAGCCGTAGAAAAGTTTGAAGAAGTAAGCTGAACCTCATTTAGTTCTCCTAAAATATCATTTGTTAAAGCTAAATATGTTTTGTGTGACATCTTCCCTCTTCTATAATTAGGATAAGGAGTCTCCGAAGAGACCCCTTAAAGTTTTACTACTTAGTCAATCTTGATAATTGCTAAAGCTAGTGCTTCAGGACGTAATACTTTACGACCCCAAACTAATAGCCCACGAACAATATCTTTGAAAGAATCGTTATCACGAATTGACTCAACTGTAGATAGCGACTGCGCACAAGATACAGCTGACATATGTCCAGCTAGAATCTGGTGAGTAGGGTTACCTGAACCAGAAGGTGTTGGTACATTGCTAGACTTGTACATCTTAAAGCCGCGAAGCTCACCTGATGCAACTAGTCCGTTGCGTAGACCACCATTTCCTTGGTTGTAGTCAACTGATAATAGCTTAGAACTTGTCTTCGCTAGTTCTTCATAAAACTCTGGCTTTGCAACAACCCATCTGTTCTCTTCTGGAACATTTGCGTCATCTAACAAACGAGCTAAACGCGCTAGAACATCTAGTGGGTCTACTTCGCCTGTTGCGTGACCAGTATCAATTGGAGCAGCAACTGTTCCGTATGCGTTAGAACCAATGCCTGCAACAGCAGCAGTAATAACATTTACGTCAAATGCGTCTTTCAATTGATATGCAGCGTTATCAGATGCAACCTGTTGCCAGTTTACATGAGAGAAACGCTTCTCTAAATCATCCACCTTGAACTGGAAATATTTCGCTTGGTCAACTTGTAGCACTAGTTCTTGGTCTGTTAGAACCGTAGACGCTAGTGAAGTTGTCGCACGAGTATAGTCAGTTACTGTGATGGTCGGCTCTTTGATGATGTTCACTGTATCACCGAACTGAGCAATTTCGCCCATGTAGTCTGTGTTACAGATAGCTTCAGCTACTGCCGATTTACGGAAGGCAACTTGTACCTTCTTTGAAAAAACTTCCGGTAACCAGAACGAGTTTGTTTGCCCCGATGTTCCCGGATTGTAGTTAGTTGCGCCTGCTTCGAAGCCCATAACTTTCTCCTGTTTTTAAAAGATTAACAAACATTATTTTAGTAATGCGTGAAAACCTTTATTGGTTTACTTAATAAAGCTAACCGTTTACTATTCGACCTTCTTTAAAAGCTTCATCAATCTGAGGTTGAAACTTCTCATATTGGTCTATAGAAAGATTAGCAATCTCTGAGGTAGTCCATGTTTTCTCTTGAGGAGTTGGGTCTTGCGTTTTAGCTTTTACCGACACTGCATCAGCAGCGCTTCCTCTAGAGTCAACTATTGGACTCTTTGTTTTTGACTTAGCTTCAGTAGGTTTATTAGAAATACCCGCATCGAGTTTGTATAGTTCAATAGCTCTACCAGCAAGAGACGCATCACCTGTATTTTTATAAATCCAATCTTGGATTGCTTCAGGTTGTACTCTAGCCCAATCATGAAAATCTTCTGAATCTCTGATTGCTTTAAAGTCCGGATGAACATTTAATAACTCTTGTTCAGCCGCTCGTCTATTACTTACTGACTCTTTTTCTGATAACTGAGAAACTTGTTCTTGCAATGATGCAAGCTGTTCCTCTGCTCTCATATGAGCTACTGTTTCTACTACATCGAAAACATCAGGATAGTCCTCTTTAAAAGTTGCCAGTTCTTCTGGGGTTTTAGGAGCTACATAGGTGGTTCGTCCAGCGAGCATCTCTGCTTTGAGAGATTGTTCTTTAGATTTCCAATCACCTAATTTTCTATCATAATGTTTCTTTAAATCATCATAACGCTTTTTGAAGTCGACTTTTTTATATTTTTCAATCTTCTCCTCTTCTAAAGAATCGCTATCTGTAGCTTGAGCTTCTTCAATTATTTTGGCTTCCTCTGCTTTTTCTAATATAGGCGCGCCACTGGAAATAACTGCTTCTTTCTTATCCGCTACATAAGCTAATGAGTCATCAGCGCTTTGAAAACCAGTATCGGCTTTTGAATTGCTGTTATCCCATTTCTTATTTTTGTTATAAGGATTTGGTGTTGCTTGTACTTCTTCTTGCTTTTCTGTTGCTTTTGTCATCTTGACCTCCATTAAGTGCCAGCACAGTGCTGGGTAGCTTTCGGGGTTTTAAAAATCCAGAGTGCAATTAAGGTAGCTCTGGGGTTGTCACTACAAAGTCGAAATGTATCTCGATAATACTTCTTCGGTGTTTTGTAGTTAGTTAGTTAATTCATTTTTCCTTTTTTATCTAAAATAGAATCTGCTCTCATTTGAGCTAATTGCTCTGCACGATTTCTATTTGTAAACTCTTCTTCTGCTTTCATTCTTGCAATGCCTTCATAATCTGTGTCTGGGTCTGGTGAGCCTGAAGGTGTATTAAAAGCATCAATTGCTTTATCTACTGTTGGACCTAAAACTTTTTCCATTATGTCTAAAGCTTTTTGACCCATGCCTTTAGCCTTTTGTCCAAAAGTTTCTTTGGCTTGGTTTCTATACATGTGGTCATCGACAGAACCGCCTTCAGCCATTCCTTGAACTCTATACATTCCTCTGCCGTCTTTCTTTACTAGTTTCATAAAACCTTCACCAAAACTTTCACTCATTTTTTTAATTTCTGCCGCAGTAAAACGAGAACCACCATATCCTAATTTTTTGTCTCTTACTCTTCCGCCTTCAGCATATGAACCATACTTAGGTTTCTTCATTAAAGAATAACCACCGGCTGCAAATCCTTCGTCACCCATTTGTGCATACTCCTGTTTAGCTTCACCTTCATCATAGTCTGCTTCG